CAGCGTTCCCACCGACCCGCGCCGAGGACACGACCTCGATCGCGCCCGACGCGACGACCTCCCGCAGATCCCGGTCGACGACCTGCACGGCCTCGACCTTCTGCATCGGCCCGAACCGCTCCGGCGCCCCGAAGTCGGCGGGCAGCACCGGCTCCACGTGCACCGTGTGCGGCGTCAGCCGCGACGGGATCCGCTTCACCGGGACCACCCGCCAGCCGACGGGGCGTTGAACAGCAGGTTGTGGGCCGACAGGATCGTGAACGCCTCCGGCGCCACGCGCGTCTCCATCACCTCTCCGACGCTGCGCGAGCCCGAGCCCGGCAGGCCAGCGTTCAGGGGACCGAGGAAGTCCCCCTCACGGGGGTCGACAGCGCCATCCCGAAGGGGCGTGCCGACCACCGTGGGGTTCACGTAATCGCGGGGATCAGCCATGGTCAGCCGACCTTCACGTCACGCAGGACCGCAGCGGCCTTGGTGGACTTCAAGACCGGGGCGATCGGCCCCAGCTCCACCTCGCCGGTCTTCACCGCGCCGGGCGTGGAGAAGTTCGGGAGCCAGGTGCGGAGGATGTTCCCGCCGATGGTGGACGCGGCGTGGAAGCCGTCGAGGCCGAGACGGATCGCGTACACGTCCGTGGTGCCGTCCTCGTCGGTGGGGATCGCGAGGTCGCCGGAACCGGCCTTCTCGCCCATGTCGATCAGCGGGATGCCGTTCCATGCGGTGATGGTCTGGCCCCACCGGGTCAGCTCGGTGAGCTGCTGGGTGTAGTCGGCGACGGCCTGCAGCGCCGCGATCGCGTCCTCGTTCATGAGGAGCATGTCGGGGCGCCCGTCCATCTTCGCGATGACCTTGCGCAGCGCCTTGTTCACGGCGATGCCCGCGGCACGGTCGGTGACCGCGCCCCAGTCGCCGCCCGGCGCCGTCGACATGTCGAACTCGGTGTTCGACCCGGCGAGCATCGTGGACAGGCCCTCGAAGGAGTCCTCGTCCACGGCGGTGTCGCCGTTGATGACGGCGTCGTTGAAGAACGCGCCCGCGCCCTTGATCTTCTGCTGCATCTGCAGCGTGACCTCACCGGACTGGGCCGGGCCGAGACCGTCGAGGATCCGGTCCACCTGGAAGGAGCCGCCGAGCGGCTTCAGCTCGGTGAACACCTGCTCGGTGGTGACCTCGGAGGGCTTGTACTCGGTGTTGATCGCACGGAACGCCGCACCGGCCTGGGAGACCAGTCGACGGTAGCCGTACACGAGGGTGGAGCCCCCGGTGGGGGAGACAGCGTCGTCGAAGGTGAGCGCGCCGAGCATGGGCGCCGTCTTGACGAACTCGTCGATGACGAAGGGGGCGTACGCGGCCTGCGTGTTCTGCTTGGCCTGTTCGAGAGTGACCGGCATGATGCCGTCCTTTCAGGTGGTGGGGGTTACTGGTAGTAGGACCCGACGGCTGCGTGCAGATCCTTCGGGTCGGACGGCTTGCGCCCGGACCCGTTCTGGAAGTCCCCGCCGCTCTGATCCACCGTCGAGGCGACCTTGATGTGCGGGTGCTGGTCAGCGACCTTCAGCAGTGCGTCCTGCACGGCCTTCGAGTCGTTGAGGTCGACGTCCGCGAGCGCGGCGTCGGTGTCCTTCAGGGCCAGCGCCGCCTGGGCGTTGACCTTGACGGCGTCGGCGGCGGTCGTGATCGCGTCACGCCGCTCGAACTGCGCGACGCGCTCCTGCGCAGCCGCGAGGTCTGTGGTGAGGCCGCTGATCGTCTCGTTCAGCGTCTCCTCGGTGGGCTTCTCGTCGGCGAGGCCGAGGGCGACCGCGACCTTCTGCAGCTGCTCGTCGCGCGCCTTCTGCGCCGCGTTCTCCTGCTGCGTGGTGCGGTCCTTCTTCGCCTCCGCGCGGACGCTGCGGATGTACTCCTGCACCGGCTCGGGCAGGTCCGACATCTGCCAGTCCTCGCCAAGGTCGGCGAGGGCCTTCGCGGTCTGCTGCTCCCCGCCGTGCTCGCCGTCGCCACCAGCGGATTCACCCGCAGGGGCGGGTGCCTGCTCGGCGGGCGCCGTGCCCTGCGCGCCCGGGTCGTCGGCGAACCGGACCAGGCCGAGCGCCTGCAGCGCCGCGGGACCGTGCATCGCTCCAGGGCGCAGCACAGCGGTCGGGTGAGCGGTCGTGGTCTTGTGGGTCATGAGGGTCTTCCTCCATCGGTTACCGGGCACCCATGCGGTGCCCGTAGTTCAGTTGCTCGCGCTCACGGCGGCGCGGCTCGCCCGTCTCGTCGATGTGCTCCCGGATCCGTGCCTGCATCTCGCGGACACGGCGCCGAGCGGCCTTCTCCTCGTCGGTGTTCAGCGCCCCGGCGAGGTCCCGCTTCGCCTTGCGCACCTCGACCTCCAAGGCGCGCAGCCCGGCCTGTGCGTCCTCCGCCTCCTGCGTCCACGGCTCCCCGGTGTCGTTGTTCAGGCCCGGGAAGTAGCCGACGAGGGTGTGGCGGCAGTTCGGGTGCATGAACCCGTCAGCGATCGCGTCGTCGACCGAGCCCTTCACCCGCACCGTCACGTACACGCCGTCCCGGGTCGAGTGCTCCGCCTGCAGCACTCGGGCGCCCGTCCCGGTCTGGGACATGACCTGCCCGACCCAGCGCCCGCACGCCTCGCACTGCCCCTTCCCGCCCACCGCAGTGACCAGGTCGATGCCGAACGAGCCGAGGGTCGCGAGGTTCGAGTCCGTGAACGCGCGATGCGACGCCGTCCTGGTCGCCATCTCGACGTAGGTCGCGAGGTTCCAGCGCCGGTCCGCCTTGTCGACGAACCCCGTCACGCCGCGGCGGCGCAGCTCCCGCCACGCCCGCGCCTGCGCCTGCCTGCCCGT